AAATACTGATTCCCAATAGCACCATAAGCACTGTTAAGTTGAATCTTACGTGCCATCTGGATGTTATTGAATTTTGAAATGTCCTTGACCAATTGTGGACTAGGATTCTTTTCATTTTCTTGTTTTGCTTGGAGCATCTTTTTCTTATAGATCTTACGTTCGTTATAGATCTTCTCCATAAGTTCTGGAAGAAAACCACGAACATCTTTTCTATACTGTGCCCCGTTGGCACATACACAATACTCACCATCAATGGTGATCTCTTGTTCCAGAACTCTATCTACCGTTGCTGACGGGTGTCTCGTAGGTAGTAGCGTTTCTGGCGAGATGTTGTACTGCATAATGAGGTGAGGGTATAGGGAGTTGAGGTCAAAACTAACCACCCACTCATAAAGTCCTGGAACAGGTTCTTTAACATACGCACCAGCGTACTTTGCATCTTTGTCATTTCTTTCGTTAGGGGGTACAACAATACCTTTAGGTGTAAGATAATTATAGATGATGCTATCCCACATACGTACCTGGTAGTAGACATCTTCAAAATTGACCTTAGCATCATAGGCAAGATTGACAGCGAGATCAATCAATTTCATCTTATCTTCAAGACGGTCAACCAGTTCCACGTCATGGATGTTATAAGTTACAAACTTTTGCCAATCTTGAGTATAGAAATCTTTGAAGGTTTCAAACTCAGAGTGATCTAGTTTCTTTTGACCTAGTTCCACACTGGCAATATGATCCAGTCGATAGGACTCTTGATTAGTATATGTAAACTTCTGATAAAGATCAAGATAGTCAAGAACACTGACACCAATGATATCGTAAACAAACTGATTACGTCCTTTGATTTCAACTTCTTTTTCATATACTTTATTCCATGGAGAAAGGGACTTCATATACTTGGAAGAAAGTATACGTTCTACTCGACGACAAATGTATGGTACGTCGAACAGTTTTACATTCCAACCAGTAAGGATATCAGGTGTGTTTTGTGCCCACCATGCTAGAAAATCTTTGAGCATATCTTCTTCTTTCCAGAAGACACGATACTCAACATCATCACGTGAATGTTGATACTCACGTGTTCCCCATACGATTAGTTTCTTACTGGTAAAATCTTTGATGGTAAGACAAAGAATCTCTTCTGCAGTTTCCCCAACATTAGGAAAACCATTCTCAGAAGTGGTCTCAATATCAATTGTGTAGACCTTTAATTGTGTAGTGTCATATTCAATACGTTCTTCAGGAAACTCAGTACTAATATACTGATAGAGAAATCTGTCATTACCGTAGATCTTAAAGTTCTCTACCTGTTTGTACTCATCAATAAATTGTCTGGCATCCTTAACAGAATTAAACTCTAGTTTATGAGCATAACTGCCCTCAAGAGTTTTGTATTCTGTTTTCTTATTACACTGAGCAAAAAGAACTGGAGAAAAACTCTGCTCATACTGGACACGTTGACCATCTTCGTATCCAATATAGAGAATTTTATCTCCAGTCAAAAAAACATTACTGTAGAACTTCATCATCAGGGGGTAGGTTCGCTTGGTACTCGGAGAGGATCTCAGGATCGGGTGTTGCTAGTGTAGCAAGAGATTCCGAATAAAGCAAGACATTCCTTTGGTTTGAATACCTAGGGAACTGCCTGAGTTCACCATCAACAATTTCCATGGGGTCTGCCAGGAAAGCAGATGGTTCCATCTCCATCTCAGAAATTTGAGAAATTAGATACGTACCATTACGAAGCAGGATCAGTTTGATCTCCATTGGATTCCTCCTCAGTTTTGATTTCATGTTTTGCACAATAGTCCTTAAGGATATTGTCGTGAGGATCGTAGATAGTCACAACCCAATCTGCAGGAATAATAAATTCCCTTTGCTTTGAAAGAGGTGCCCAATGTGAATAGGCAACTTGGAATTTTGTTTTTGGTGCTTCACCTTCTACCACAATCTCATCAGATTCAGTAGTAGTCAGTTGCATGGCATATGGATTGGAAAGATGATATGCAATAATTCCATCTTCACTTTTATTGAGAATTTCTTTTGCGTCAGAAATTACATCCTCACCAGATTTCAATAAAATAACTTTTACAGTCATAGCGATAAATTTGTGTCTTCTAAATGTCTAATGTGGTTTGAAAGTTTATCAAGGTATCCACGATTGCGTAACTCTTTGAACACTAAGTTCTCAAGTGCAAACTCTCCACCTTGTTGAATGGCAGACGCTCTCATGTTACGAATTTGTTTCTGGAGTTTTTTAAGAACACCAGTATCATCTGCTTCGTTTTCGATGAGGTCGTCAATCTTCTCCATCATATCACGAACCTTTCTAAGAAGCAAGGGGTCTGCAAGATCAACCTTGACTCGGTTAGGTTGCATCAACCATTTATCTTGCGTGATGGAGTAAACGCCCTGGTTAGCAGGCAATGGGTCATTCTCGTCCTGAGCATATAACTCTACAGGATGAGAATAAATTTTAATGTCATGGACTAATGCCCATAACTTTTTCTTATCTCTTAGATAATCATCCAAAAGATCTGGACAATCAGCAATTTGATCTTTGTCTACAACTAAATGAAGATCAAGGTCAGAGAATCTGGTGTAATTATAGTTAGCGTTACCACCAACTAAAATCATATCTTTAACTGCAGTAGACGGAATCTTTGCAAACTCTGCCCACTTAGTTCCAATCTGTAAAAGTTTATCTCTCACTTCTTGTCTTAGAACACCATTATCCCAAAACTTAATATTCAATTTGTTGTTGTACATCAGGGTTAACCTGAGGTCTTGGAAAGATTTCACTGTTCAGTTGTCACTTTCTTATTATTTATTATCAACAATTTCTATATTAGGTTCTGTATTAACATCAGCACCGAACGTTCCCTTTGCTTCTTCCGCTGGTTTTAGAGTTTGTCCATATGCCTCAAGAACTGACATAATTGGTTCTACGATAGATACTACCCAATCTGGAATGATTGCAATTTCTTCATCGTGAGTTAATGGTTGCCACTTTTCTAAAAGAATTCTACCAGTGTATTGTTGATTCCTTTCTTCAGTTCCCTCTACAAACATTTTCTCAATTGTAATTGTGTAGGGTTTGGTAAGAACAAATGCTTGCCTGACTCCAGTATCTTTATGCTGGATTTCAGAAACTTCAGCAACTAGGTCCTCTCCAGATTTTAACTTAACAACTTTGATTGACATAATAATCATCTATGAACTTGTATTATAAAAGGGTCTCAACAATTTGTCAAGACCCTTTAATTATTTATTTAATATCATAAACCTTCCTCTTCTGATGATCAGGAACAATTCTATTCAGTTCAATAATCAACAGACCATTCTCAAATGTAACTTCGCCAACCTCAACGTCGTCAGCTAAGTTGATGCCTCTCGCAAAAGTACGGGTAGCAACTCCACGGTGCAAATACTCACCCTCCCCTTTATCTTTTGCGGACTTGGACTTGACGATCAAGACATTGGTTTCAGTGCTAACTTCAATGTCCTCCCTAGACCATCCAGCAAGTGCTAGTTCAATCCTCCACTTAGTTTCTGAATCCTTTACTAGATTGTAAGGGGGATATGAATTCTGTGGTGTTGATGCACCATACGAATGTAGTCGATAAAATAAATCATCTACACCTACACTGTATCTTTCTACAGCGTCTACAATGGCACCCAAATCTTTGGTGCCGAACTTTCTAAGTCCTGTCATTTTATGCTCCTTTTATAAGCGAGTTTTGTTTTGTGGTCCCCGAAGGCAACCGTTATATTTATCAACAAACAAAAAAATAGTGGTAGGGTGACAACCGTACCACTATATGAGGTGTTCCGACTTGTAGAGCGACCGCACGAAAGATCGCACATGTATTTATGTCTAAATAAAATTAGCGTTGAATATCTAAATCCAAATGAAAAAAGCATTCATTGCTTTTAGTATGCTATTGATGACCGCTTCAGCAGCAAATGCTGGCGGACTTGTTACAAAACACGCATCCAGTGTCCAACTGACTGTTGATGCGGCAAGAACTCAGGCAACTAGGATCGGTTCCTCGTTCAGTATCTCAGGATCAAATATCGATACTACGGACGGATCAACTGCTGGTGCTGTATCTGCTGGTACTATTACCTCTGGTGTATATAATCCTGGCACAATTACTGCTACTCAAGATACTGCTGGATCAGCATTCAGTTTCAGTCAATCTTATACTCAAGCTGATGCTGTATCAACCAGTGCTCCCACTGTAGGAGAAGTTCCTAACTACGGTTCTGTTCTTTCTTACAATGCAGGTTCTGCTGGAGATCTAGCAGGTACTGTAACTAGTGCAGGTGTACTTACGGTGACCGCAGGTGGTGCTGGCACAACTGCTGTAGGACAATTCGTAAGCGAGATTACCGTTATTGACTGATAAGGAGATTAACGATGAATACTATGATTCGTTGGTCTGCTGTGACTGTGGTGGGTGCAAGTGCCATACTTGCTCCTGCCCAGGCGGTCCCCGTGGTCCCAAACTTCACACAGGGATCGATGTCGAGCCACACGGAGACGACAACAAAAGTAACAGAAACAATTAACTCTATGGACTATAGCACAGGGTATCAATACTCTGCAACTGGTTCAGGAGTATCAGCAAGTGGGAACCTGTCCCCTGGAACAGGTACAAACAATGTAACTATAAATGGAGTGAATTCAAAATGGACAGGAGTGACAAGCAAACCATCCTTTGTTCAAACAAATCCTGGGGCAGCGTTCCAGTTTACGGAGACGTACAGTGGACCAGGACTTCAGAACCATACGATTATCCAAAGAGAGACAGTCGTAGAAAGCGTAACAGACACAACAAGTATTTTCTCGCAATAAAAACAATATGTCTATCTGTACTAAGTGTAAGTGTAACTGCCCCTGCTCATGCGGATGTGGGTGGTGTAAGTGCAACAGCAAGTCCAGTCGCTAATTCATCTGGCTCGGTGACCAATCAGGCGATTCAGGTTTTACAGGGTCCATATATTACTAATACTTATGGAAATGGCATCCAATGTCAAGGACCCACTATGAATTTCACTCCATATGTAACTGGAAGTGCAAGTGCTACAAAACCTTACGAACCTTATTATTTTGATCCCGTATATGATATGAGGGATAACACTGGTGCTTTCGATGATGACGGGAATGCTATTGGAGATGGTGCTCCTGATAATCCTGGCTCGATTCTTTATAGAGTTCCTGTAAGAACAGGACAAAAAGATAACTATAACTTAGGTGTAGGTTTCTCTATGACATGGAGTAAACCTTTAGATAAAGAATTACAGGCAAAATGCAAAGAGGCAGCAAGTGCTAACATCGCAATGATGAAGCAACTTACTGCCAATAAGAGATTAGATTTTGAGATCGGAAGATTAAAAAATTGTGGAGAATTATTAAAGCAAGGAATTCAGTTCCATCCTAGGAGTCCTTATTATTCTGTATGTGCAGATGTCGTGGTAAACAATCCACCAGGACATACACATCCACATTATCATGTTATCCCTTCTTCTTCCTCCTCGGGAACACAGAACGAAGAGCACGAATCGCAACACTCCTCTGACGCTGATCATCTCGGCGCTCCTTTACAGATTGAGCAGGAATCGTCTTCCCCCGAATAGTAGCAATCTTTTTAATAACTTTTTTAACCGTTGGTTTGACCACTTTCAATAGTAGGTCTGCCAACGGTTTTGCTATGAGTGCTGATGTTGTTGCAATGACAGCAACGCCGCCAACCTGGACGACCTGACCTCCACTAGGAAGTCCAGCAACGATCTGTGTTGGGAGTGAGACGGGTTCTGTAATTTGTACGCATGTCTTATCAATGAGTTCATATCTAACGACTTTCTTCCTGAAACCCTCTACTAATGTACCGACAGGTTCTTGTAACTTTTGAACTTTGGTTGGGCATTCTACCTTAGCGTTTTGAGGAGGGGTGGGAGGTGGAGTTTCAGTTTTAGGAACTTCTGGTTTTGGTGTATCTGTCTTGTTCTTTGGAACAACAGCAGGATACGTCATAATCATTTGTTCAGGTTCATAATTAATAGGATTAAAACTGGGAACGCCAGCGTCACAAACTGTATAAGTGCCCTTGGGATCTTCTTCTTTAATTGCATTGTTCTTAGAGTTATTTGTCTGGTGTGCTTCAACGCACCCAGGAATATCAACTACAGGCAAACCAATATTCAACACCACTGGTGGGGGAAGTGGTGTTGGTGAAGTGTATTGTGTAGGTGAAACTACATTAGGAACTTCAATATTAGCAACATCAATCTCCCGAATATCAATGTTGGGAGAAGTTATAATTGGAATATCCATTAGCAATCATTAAATATAGATCCTACTTGGGATCCTGCTTCGGATCCAATCTTCTGTCCTAGAAGCAGTGCCCAACCACCTGCTAACCAACCCACGTAGGGGATGCTAGCAACGGCAGGAACGGCGACTCCAGCAGCAATAGCACTACCTGCCATCGCACCTTGTGATCGTGCTCCAGCGTCCGCCACTAAACACTCGGCGCTTACTCCTGCTACATGCTTTCCCTGCTCGCCTACATCACCTCCCAAGTTTCTAGTACCCTCACGGGTGAACTGGTCAGTGCGATATTCTTGGCGTAGTTCAGAACCACCACCAAAGAGTCCTCTCTTATCTTTATCAAGATAGAGAGATTTAGTTGACTCTAAAACTTTTGGATCGTCTGCACGAAATTCAATAGTATAACCATCCTTACCCGCCTGAATTTTATAAGACGAGTAAGGACCATGGGGAATATTAAAAGCAGGTGGTGATTGAACCCGTGATTGCGGTTTCAATACATAACCCAGTAATCCAATATGTGCTACAGCAAATAAACCGCCAACAGAAATGGCGGCAATCTTAATTTTATTCATGGTTAGAATGGCATAGCGGGTCCTGTTGCTGCAGGTAACTCAGGCATGGCACTATCGACCATACCAGGAAGAGCACCTGTAATTGCTTCAGTGGCGTGTTTGGTTACTTGTTCTTTAATAGATTCAATGATTGAATCTTTTTGTAGGTACACATACGTACCTCCGCCGATGATTGATGCAGTGCCTAAGAATGATAGGACTGCTAAGGCATTAATTACCTTTTGCATTTTGTTCCTCCTTTTTACCGATTGACGGCGCTTTCTTTGGAGCACTACCATTTTTTGCGGGACTCAAACCAAATGCAGCTAGCGATCCAGAAAACACAGATGCGATGAACGTGGGGTCAAAATCTAAAATCTTTTGACCGTTGGGAAGTCGAACGTAACTAAACGTGAGAAGGGAAGCAGACCAGATAAGGACTACAACTTTCACCAGATTACCAAGAACTTCACTTTTATCTTCATCTTGTACCTTCTCTTCAATAGTCACGTCTGATTTATTTTCAGACATAAAAATAGAGGAGTGTGGCTCCTCTATTTATAGTTATGATGCTGCTGGAGCAGTTTTCTTTTTTCCGATGTTATATTTTGATTCCAGTTCCCACTCGCCTTTCTCTTTATAGGAAAGAACTTTGATTTGATTAAGTGGTGCAATATCAAGAACCTCTTCTGTCTTAACAATAGAAATCAATCCCCAATCAGAAAGAAGTTGAGTGATTCTATTACGACGCTGAACATCATTCTGAGTCAGGTTTGCTGTCTTACCATCAAGAGCAAACAATTCTTTAAAATGTACAATGTAATACTTACCTTGCTTATGAAGAATATGGCAAGATTGATACAATTTCTTTTCTTTACGAGAGGCAACCCCAATTCTAGAAAGGGTCTCTCTTACTTTGAGAAAGTCATCTGGTTGAGAAAGTTTCACCTCTACCATACTTTCACGAGTCCACTG